CCAGACTATATTGCACAGTGTTTCTTACGAATCGCTGAAGGCTTATCTCATAAGTCTAACTTTATTCGCTACACGTATCGCGAAGAAATGGTTATGGATGCCGTAGAAAATTGTTTGAAAGCAATCGAGAACTATGATATCGATGCAGCAACTCGTACAGGAAAACCAAATGCGTTTGCATACTTTACACAGATTACGTGGTATGCATTCTTACGTAGAATATCAAAAGAAAAGAAACAGCAAGACATTAAATTAAAATATCTCACATCATCTGGTATCGAGAACTTTATTGACAATGAACTCGGCGATGATATGTCACAGCAAGTTGTAGGCGCATTTGTAGATACATTAAGAGATCGTATTGACAAAGTACGCAACGTAGATGCTGAAGTGAAAGAGTTTGCCAAAGAAGAGAAAAAGAAAAGAGTAAAGATGGCAGACTCAAATCTATCGGAGTTTATGACTTGAAGATTGCAATATTAAACGATACACATTGTGGCATTCGTAACTCATCAGAAATCTTTTTAAAGAACGCAGCAGATTTCTATACGAATGTCTTTTTTCCATATTGTCAAGAGCACGGCATTGAACAGATCGTACATCTTGGCGATTACTATGATCACCGTAAGTTTGTCAACTTTAAAGCATTGAATCATAATAGGAAACACTTTCTAGATCCAATGCGGAAACTTGGGATGAAGATGGATATTATCCCGGGTAACCATGACACTTACTACAAGAACACGAATGATCTTAATTCATTGAAAGAACTTTTAGGTTATTACATGAATGAGGTTCATATCATTATGGAACCAACTGTAATGGAGTATGGATCTCTACGGCTTGCGATGCTGCCATGGATTAACTCTGAAAATTTCCAGTCCTCAATGAACTTTATTCGTGACTGTAAAGCGGACTGGCTTGGTGCTCATTTGGAACTGGGCGGGTTCGAGCTTATGCGAGGAGTACAATCGCATGGTGGTCTAGACCATAAGCTCTTCGAAAAGTTCGAACTCGTTCTAACCGGTCATTTCCATGTTTCTTCTCGTAGAGACAATGTATGGTATCTCGGCAGTCAGATGGAGTTCTTTTGGTCCGATGCACATGACCCTAAATATTTCCACGTTATCGATACTGAAACGCGTGAGATTGAAAAGATTAGAAATCATTACACTTTATTTGAAAAAATAGTGTACAATGACGAGAAAATAGATTATAATAACTATGATGTCTCTCATCTTGATAGCCGCTTTGTGAAGGTAGTGGTTGCCAATAAGAAAGACCAGTTTGTATTCGATCGCTTTATTGATCGTATACAGAACCAAGATATATATGAACTAAAGATTGCCGAAAACTTCAATGAATTTATCGGCGAAAATGTTGAGGATGAGGAGGTAAGCTTCGACGATACGTCTACCATCGTAGATACATATATCGATGCTGTAGAAACAGATCTTGACAAAGATCGTATCAAAGTTCAGATGCGTGAACTCATGACCGAAGCTCAAGCTTTAGAAGTTGCATGATACAATTTAAATTTATTCGATATAAAAATTTCCTATCTACAGGAAATGCTTTTACTGAAATCCAACTTGACAAGGATCATTCGACTCTTGTCGTTGGCTCAAATGGCGCAGGTAAATCCACAATGCTGGATGCAATCTCATTTGCGCTATTTGGTAAACCACATCGCAATATCAACAAGCCACAATTAATTAATTCAATTAATCAGAAAGGTTGTGTAGTTGAAGTTGAATTTGTGATTGGATCAGGTCATTTCAAAGTCGTACGTGGTATTAAACCAGGTATCTTTGAGATCTGGAAAAATGGTACGATGATAAATCAATCATCTCATGCCAAAGAATATCAGAAGATCCTCGAACAAAACATCTTGAAACTAAACCATAAATCGTTTCATCAAGTGGTTGTTCTCGGCTCCTCCTCATTTATTCCCTTCATGCAGCTGGCGGCAGGCCACCGACGTGATGTGATCGAGGATCTTCTTGATATCAATGTGTTCAGTAAAATGAATATTATTTTAAGAGAAAAAACTACAGCAATTAAAGATCAGATTACAGATCTTTCATATAACATTGATATAACAAAAAATAAAATTGAAACACAAAAGAAATACATTCGTGACATTACAGCATTAACTGAAGAGAATAAAAGAGAATATGAATCTAGAATTTCAAAGGCGCAGGATAACATCGATGACTTACAAGCTTCAAATTCGGAGCTTAGCATGGGTCTCGAAGAAAATCTACAACGCGCCGAGGAAAGGATGGCGACTTTATCTGATCAACGCCAGGCCTTATTGCTCAGAGGTCAAGATGTTCAGACGCAAGCGAAGCAAGTTGCCAAACGTGCCTTGTTTTTCGAAAAGAATGAGGTATGTTCCGTATGCGACCAAGCCATCTCAGACTCGCATAAATCTCGCATTCTACGAGATGCGGCAGAAGAGGCAAAGTCGCTTCAATCCCAACGCCGTGAGGTTGGTACGAAGGGGACCGAGGTGGAGAAAGAGATTGACGAGACCGGGAGCGTACTTCGAGCGCTTCGATCTAAAGTATCTCAACTCGGTGAGAACAACCGCGAGATCTCAAGTCTCCAAACGCAAATTCAAGAGTACCAGCAATCCTTAGAAAAAGATGTAAGTGCTGACTTAAATAAAGCAAAGGAAGATCTTTCTAGCTTACAATTAGATAAAGATAATATTCTTGAGAAGAAACTAACTCTATCTGATGAGTACAATTACAATCAAGTAATTGCCGAGATGCTTAGAGATACTGGTATCAAGACAAAGATTATTAAGCAGTATTTACCTGCAATTAATAAACTTGTCAATCAATATCTACAGGTACTAGATTTCTTTGTGCACTTTGATCTCGACGAATCATTTCAAGAAACTATACGCTCGAGACATCGTGATGAATTTACGTATGACTCATTTTCTGAAGGTGAGAAGCAAAGAATCGATTTGGCTCTTCTCTTTACATGGAGACAGATTGCAAAGATGAAGAATAGTGTAGCTACTAATCTTCTAATTCTTGATGAGACATTCGATTCTTCTCTCGATCATGATGGCGTGGAAAATCTATTAAAGATTCTCTATACACTTGATGACAGTACAAACGTATTTGTCATCTCTCACAAAGGTGAAATTCTAGATGGTAAGTTCAAGAGTAAAATTGAATTTAAGAAAGAAAAGAATTTCAGCAAAATGGTTGCATAAAGTGTTTACATTTCAGTTGATTTGTGATATAATATATAAAATTGCACGGAGTAAATTATGGAATTAAATGAAGCCACTTTAAATGTCTTGAAAAATTTTTCAGGCATTAATCAAAACCTTCTAGTACAAGAAGGTAACACACTAAAAACGATATCCGAGGCTCGTAACGTTGTTGCTACAGCAATTGTAGAACAACAGTTTCCTCAAAAGTTTGGCATCTATGATCTCAATGAGTTCATCGGTGTTCTTGGTTTGGTTGATCAGCCAAGTCTTCGATTTGCCGAAGAGCACGTCGTAGTGTCTGATTCAACCGGCCGATCTAAAGTCAAGTACTTCTTCAGTCCTGAAGAAACTCTGACTTCACCAACCAAAGACGTTAATATGCCAGAGCCTGATGTTAAATTCACGCTCGATAATGATACTCTTAATAAGCTCAAGCGTGCAGCTGCTGCGCTTGGTCATGCTGATGTATCAATCACACCAGGCGGTGGAGGTATATTAAGTCTTTCGGTTGTAGATGGTGAGAACTCTACATCAAATGCATTCTCGATCGATATTGATGGAGAGTATACCTCAAGTGATTTTAATTTCGTATTGAATATTGGTAATCTTAAGATTTTACCTGGAGATTATGAAGTCAGTATTTCTTCGAAGTTGATCACAGAATTTCAACATAAAGAACTAAACGTACGTTATTGGATTGCAGTCGAAAAATCATCTAAGATTGGAGTATAAAATGTCGACAGATAATACACAAGAGCTTATGAAGCTCGCTAACCAAGTTGGTCGTTCTACGGTAGCAGTAGTTGATGCCGTAACTCAACGTGGTGGGTTTAAAGGCGAAGAGCTTTCAACTATTGGCTCACTTCGTGATCAAGCCATTCAAATCATTTCACTCGTCGAACAAATGCAGCAAGAAGCTGCAATGGAAGATGAGGACGAATAGTATTTACATTCTGCTCAAACTGTGATATAATATTTTTTTGTAATGGAGCACATGTAAATGTCTAATGATTTCTTATGGGTCGAGAAGTATCGTCCTCAAACTATCGATGAATGTATTCTACCAATTGAATTAAAGAAAACATTCAATAAAATTGTAGAGTCTGGTGAATTGCCAAACATGCTTTTCACTGGCTCTGCTGGTCTTGGCAAAACTACTGTTGCCAAAGCTTTATGCAAACAACTTGATCTTGATTACATTGTTATCAACGGTTCTGAAGAAGGTAACATTGACACACTCCGTGGTAAGATCAAACAGTTTGCTAGTACAGTCTCATTACAAGGTGGCATCAAGGTTGTAATACTTGATGAGGCTGATTATCTGAATCCGCAGTCAACGCAACCTGCTCTTCGTGGCTTCATTGAAGAGTTCGCCAATAACTGTAGATTCATCCTTACTTGTAACTTTAAAAATCGTATTATTGAACCACTTCATTCTCGATGTGGTGTCTACGAGTTCAATGGTGGTGACAAACCTACATTATGTGGCGAGTTCATGACTCGCTGTCAGCAGATACTACTTGATGAGGGTGTGGTACTTCATAAACCTCAGGTACTTGCTGACTTAATTATGAAGTTTTTTCCAGATTGGCGGAGAGTACTTAATGAACTACAAAGACGTTCTGTTTTGGGCCCTATTGATAGCAACATTCCTGATATGGCTGGATCCTTTGACGATCTTTTCTCTCATTTAAAAGAAAAAGATTTTAAAAGTATGCGAAAATGGGTTGTAAACAATATAGATACAGATGCAGCAGCAATCTTTCGTGGTGTCTACGATCTTATGTCAGACAAGATTGCGCCGCATTCAATACCACAGGTTGTATTGATTCTCGCTGACTATCAATACAAGAATGCATTCGTGGCTGACCACGAGCTGAATGTTGTCGCATGTCTAACGGAGGTAATGGCTAATGTCGAATTCAATTAGATTATATACTCAGAATGACTGTCCATATTGTGTCCTAATGAAGAAGAAACTTAACAGTTGGGGTTATGGTTATAAAGAAATCAATATCAGCGAAGATCTTTCTGCTCGAGCTTTTCTACGTTTAAATGGCCATCGCACGGTACCACAACTTTATTCTGGAAACATAAATCTAAATGAAGGCGCAGATACAGCGGCGTTCAATAAAAGACATCTTGAGATTGCGCTTAATATGTTGGTTGAAAACGATAGTGGAGTAGAGTCATTTGGTTAAGAGAGCTTGGAGACTATGGGCCCGGCATCTTGGCGAAAAAGTCTGTGAGAATGATAATGAAGCAGACATTGTAGCAGCAATACGAACCTTCTGGTGGTTACTTCATGTAGCTGCCTGCTTTATGATTATTATACACAACGGCGCTAAGCTTGGATGGTGGTTATGAATCCGTTTGAATATGTAAATGCAATTAATATGACAAAGCAAGATATCATGATAGATGATATCGCAGAGAAAGCTTATAACCCATTTATTGTAAACCGTTCTTTATCTTACTTTCGAGATACTGTATTGATGGCAAATGAAATCAATATGAATGCACACCTTGATAATCGTTTACAATTTGACTTTTATATAAATATAGTCAGAAAGAAAAAACGGTTCTCAAAATTCATGAAGCCTGAGACCGTCAGTGACGTGGAAGTTGTCAAAGAATACTATGGTTATAGCAATGAAAAAGCCAAGTCAGCCTTGACCCTTCTCACATCAGATCAGATTAATGAATTGAAAAAGAAGGTTTATAAAGGTGGAAGAAAATAATTTAGTTGAGTGGACACCAACCTCTATGTTAGAGGTAACGCTGAACGAGCCAGATGATTTCTTAAAGGTTCGTGAAACGCTTACTCGCATCGGTGTCGCATCTCGCAAAGACAAAAAACTCTATCAGTCTTGCCATATATTACACAAACAAGGACGATACTTTATTGTCCACTTCAAAGAGCTATTTTTGTTAGACGGAAAGAAATCGAACTTAGAAGAAAACGACATCGCACGGCGTAACACTATAGCTCAACTCATGAGCGACTGGGGGTTAATTACAATCGAAAACGGTACAGTAGTTGAACCTCTAGCGCCCATGAGACAAATTAAGATTATACCTTATCGGGAAAAAGAAGAGTGGGAACTTTGTCCAAAATATAATATAGGAAGTAAGTGATGAAATTTATACATGATGCATGGAACGTCGTAATGAACCACGAACGTAATCCATTGAGACATATCGCAGATTTACAGACCAGACACGTAGTAATGCAGATCCTAGCATGGATGTGGTGTATTATCTTCTCTATGAGTATCGGATCGATTACCATGTTTGGCGTAAGTGCAGTTGCACATACTCTACTTATTGCAGGTATTGTTGTAACTGTAGCCACATTTGAAACTGCAAAACGCAGACCACAATATTTTGGTGGTCTTGGGCGTGGCGTAGGTGGCGAACACGAGTGACTATGTACTTTTGAAAAAAAGATACTATATATAATATAGAGATGCCGAGAGGTTCGGGTCTCGTTTAAACCTTGCAAGTCATTGGAGGTACATATGACTGGATTTACTTACCCACGTAGTGGGTTCATCGGTTTCGACCACATCTTCGATCAGTTGGAAAATATCCACAAGCATGCGAAGGATACCTATCCACCACACAATGTAGTCAAAGAAGAGGAAATGAAATTCACTCTTGAAATGGCTGTGGCTGGATTCAAAAAAGAACACATAGACATTGAAGTGAACGACGGAGTCCTTACTATTAAGGGTGATCGTCCTGCACGGAGAGATCAAAACAAATATGTGCATAAAGGTATTAGTGCTCGAAATTGGAAAAAGTCATTTAGACTGTCTGAATATACAGAAGTAATCG